ATCATCATCACAAGTAAAAAAATAAAAATCATTGGATTTATCTATTATTTCTCTAATTTTAACCCCACCCATTAGCCCACTCACCTGCTATTAATTTCTTGATGATGCCTATTAATTATGATTTGCAAGTAATGCAAGCCATAGAATTTAATGATACTATTAGAAGATCAAATTATTCATTTGAATTAGTAAACAACAACCTAAAAGTATTTCCAATCCCTAATTCAGATGGACACTTGTGGTTTGAATATATTAAAAAATCAGAAAGAGCTAACCCATATAGCAATGGTACAAATAAAATAACAAATGTAGCAGAAGTCCCATTTTCTAACCCAGATTACAATTTAATTAATTCTATAGGTAGACAGTGGATTTTTGAAATGACATTAGCAATTTCCAAAGAAATTTTAGGATATGTTAGAGGTAAATACTCTACAATTCCAATCCCCGATGCAGATGTTACTTTAAATCAATCTGATTTATTATCATCAGCTACAGCTGATAGAGCTGCTCTAATAGAAAGATTAAGAGCATACTTTGATGAAACATCAAGAGATAAATTATTAGAAAGAAGATCACAAGAAGGTGATTATTTAGAAAAAGAATTAAACAAAGTACCTTACACAATTTTTATAGGATAATATGGCTTTATACGGAGGAAAAAGAGATATAAGCCTATTTAGACACGTAAATAGAGAGTTAATGGGTAACATTATCTCCCAAGAATGTGTTTACTATAAATTTAAATTAGATGAAACTAAAGTTAACCTCTATGGTGAATCTGCGGGCTCAAAATATTATTATAGGGGCGTTATATTAAGTTGTCTAGTCCAAAGATCACCACAAGAATACCCAGATGATGAATTTGGTGTACAATACTATCAAAACATTGATTTTAAGTTCTTACGCGATGATTTATTGCAGAGAAACTTAGATTTCAACAAAAACTTTGACCAAGGAGATTATTTTGGAGCTGATTTGGTTCCTCAAGTAGGGGATATAATATATTATTACGGAGGTTATTATGAGGTAGATGATGTAGTTGGAAACCAATACTTTATGGGTAAAGACCCTGATTACAACTACGCAGAAAACCCAATAAACCCTGGATTAGAAAACTTTGGTAGTGATTTATCTATTATATGTAAAACACACTACACACCAGTAGACAAAGTACAATTAGAAAAAGGAAGAATAAATGGCTAAGAATTATAGAAAACCCGTACCAAAATCCCAAAAGGAAATATCTAAGGATTTACAAACACCGTATTCATCAGAATATGGTAATCCTAATGATGCATCTGAAGGGGGGCAATTTCCACCAAATAATGAAGCCAACATCCCCTTTAATAGGTCTACTAAAATGTCCTTTAAGGGAGATACAGTTAAACCTTTTTCTATTGGGATACAAGATATAGATGAGTCCATAATGTATTACTTTGAAAACGTTATAAAACCATCAGTATTTCAAAATGGAGAAAGAATAGCAGTTCCAATCATATATGGTTCACCCGAAAGATGGAAATCTATACAAAAGGATGGATACTATAGGGATAAAAAGGGTGCTATAATGAACCCAATTATAATGTTTAAAAGAAATTCATTAGAGAAAAACAGAACATTATCTAGAAAGTTAGATGCTAATTCCCCCAATTTGTATACATCTTGGCAAAAATCATATAATGATAAAAATTTTTATAGTAACTTTAATTTACTTAATAATAGAGTACCAACTAAACAATTTATAACAAACGTTATCCCAGATTGGGTTAACTTAACTTATAGCTGTATAATCCAAACATATTACGTAGAACAATTAAATAAAATAATCGAAGCAATAAATTACGCTTCAGATTCATATTGGGGTAATCCTGAACGTTTTAAATTCAAAGCCCAAATAGATAATTTCACTACAGTTACAGAATTACAACAAAGTCAAGAAAGATTAGTAAGAGGTACATTTGACATAAAAATGTATGGTTACATTATTCCAGATGTAATACAAAAAGATATGGAAGCTGTTAAAAAATATAATGAAAAATCAAAAATTATATTTGGACTAGAAACAGATTCAAACCCTGATAGATATGAAGCAAATCCAACAGTAACACCAGATGGTAGGACTAGAGATACTACAACGGGAAAAATTAATTTGGGAACATCCCCAGTTAGTTTTCCAAACGATCCAACTCCTCCAGTGTATACTTCTTTAAATGATCTTCCAACATCAGATCCTTTAGTAGCAGGTGTAATATGGAATAACGGAGGAGTACCAACTATATCAAATGGTTAATATTTATAATTAATAAAAAGATATTAAATGAGTAAAATAAGATTTGTAGATCCAGGTATAATAGTTAATGCAACTGGAGGAAGTGGAGGTTCATCAATATCCTCAAGTTATGCTTTATCAGCTTCATATGCTGACTTTGCTACATCAGCTTCATATGCGGTATCTGCTTCTCATGAAATTATAAAAGAAGTATCTTCAAGTTACGCAGATACTGCTTCATTTGCACAAAGTGGAAATGGTATTTTTAGTGGTTCATTCTCAGGAAGTTTTGACGGTATAAGTGATTATCTACCTCTTTCAGGTGGTGTAATGGGGGGGAATATTAATATGGATGGAAATGCTGTAGTATTTTCAACAGGTGACGGGATACAAACGGATGGTTCGGGAGCTATAAACGTACAATCAGATAAAGGCATATTTTTAAAGGTAGGCAGTACCTCTTATGCCCAAGTAAGGCTAAATGCTTTCGAATACACTAGCGATGAAGGATTCGGAGTAACATTGTTTCCTTCTACTGCCGGAGGTGGAGGAGCACCATTTAGATTGGTCGCAGACGATTATGCTACTTCCTTTGAAGGAAATATTGCATTCCCCGCAACATTTACAGCAGCTAGACAATGGAATTTACCCGATGCTACGGGAACTATTGCCTTACTTAACTCAAGTTACTACTCAGCTACGGGTTCATTTTCAGGTTCATTTCAAGGAGATGGTAGTGAATTAATTGGGGTAATATCATCATCATATTCAACAACTGCTTCTTATGTAGAAACTGCTCAAACAGCATCTTACGTCTTAAATGCGGTTAGTTCAAGCTATTCATCAACTTCATCATTTGCTCAAAGTGGAAACGGAATATTCTCAGGCTCATTCTCAGGAAGTTATGTTGGAGACGGAAGTGGCTTAACAGGAGTAGATCCATTCCCATTTTCAGGTTCAGCAGTTATAACTGGAAGCTTATTAGTATCAGGCTCAAGCAAACCATTAGAGGTAATTGGAAGTGGTTCAACAGTATTTAGTGTAGTAGGTAGTTTAGGAGAATTATTTGCTATAGATGATCAATTATCGGGTTCATTACTAGTTGTAAATGATATATCAGGTTTACCCCAATTTGAAGTATTCTCAGATGGTAGAACTTTAATAGGAGCAGAACCTCGCTCATTATACACTACTGCGACTATAAACGCAACTTTATCTGCTACGTCACAATCCATATATTCACTGAGCACTAGCTCATATGACGGTGTATTCTTTGATTACACGGTAACATCCGCATCAAATGCTAGAGCAGGTAACATAATGTCAATATGGAATGGAGGTAATTTAGTTTACACAGAAAATACTACAACTGATATAGGTTCAACAGTAGGAGTTACATTTAATGTAGAAATTTCTCAATCACAAGCCCAATTAATTTCAGTAACAGACACTGCAGGATGGAAAATTAAAACAACTATAAGGTCAATATAAAGTTATGTCATTACAAAGAGGACCAAAATCAATAGTAACTGACGGGCTAGTATTTTATTAGGTTTAGAACAGAAATAATGGTTAATAATTTGTGTTTGGATTTCCCCCTTCCCCTTATCAGAATGAAATATACTGGACTCCTGGTTTATTTTTGGGTTTTCTTTCATCCAAAAATCTTCTCTAACTAAAGTATAAATAGGAATATCATTCATATGGGCATATACCCCTATCCAAGGATCTAACATATTAGGGTATTCTAAAAACTCATCTACGGGGATGTCCCATAACATATCTGAGGTAAACATCATTACTCCTGTTCCTCCAATATGTACTGCAAATTTTTGGTTACATCCTCGAGTAAAAAAAGTTGGAATATTGTTATTACGCTCTGTTTCTTTATAATAATTTAAAATAGGATAAGATTTATATAACCCAGTATGTGATGATTGAAAGGATCCTTCTGTGTAGTTTTTAATGTTATGTTCTATATAATTATTAGGGTAAATAATATCATCATCACAAGTAAAAAAATAAAAATCATTGGATTTATCTATTATTTCTCTAATTTTAACCTTACCCACAGCCCCTATATTTTCTTTACTTAAATGAAAAGTAACATTTGTTTCTGTTATATTAGGTATTTCTTTATACCCATTTAACCATACATAAATGTGGTCTACTTGAGGAGATAAACATTTAATGGTATCTTTTAATCCTTCTACTCTATTAGAAGTACTAGCTATCCCTACTATTTTTTTCATAAATTTTATTTTAAATGAGAGACATCACCATCACCTCTATACCAATGATAAACATATACCCCACCCATTAGCCCAACTTTAATATTATTATCTAAACATTTTTTATGAATGTCATTATCAACCCCTAAAAACCCATCTATAAACCCACCTACAGTTTTCCAAGTTTTTTTACTAATTAAAATAATTACCCCACTTAAAGGATTAGTTATAGAAAAAACATCACCATAGTGTTCTTCCTGTAATTGCTTACCTATTTGACGATGATATTTTATATCATGATTTTCTTTATCTATTCCATTAACTAGTTGTTGTAAATTTCCAATCCTATTTGTTAAACATGTATATAACCCAACTTCTGAGTGTTTTTTTATTATGTTTTCTAATTGGTGGTACCAATATCGAGTTGTGAAAGTAGCATCATGGTCTAAAAAACAAGCCCAATCATCCTCTGGGAGGAGTTTCATAAAATTATTATAAGCCCACCCTAAATTATTTCCTAATTTTTTTGGAGTATATGGTATGTAAGTGTGTATCATTTTATTTTTTTATACCATAAAACATCAAATCCTTATGACCTTGATGGATTTCAAAATCAAATTCTCTAAATATTTCTTCAACATGTAAAACTTCTCGAATATCGTGTTCAGTAAGATTTTTATAATAATCCGACCACTCACCCTCCAAGAGTGGAGCATCTCTAGGGGAGGTACGTTTAGTCCCATGTTCTGGTCTCCCAGTTGTGGCACACGTAAATAAAAACATACCCCCGGGTTTGAGCATTCTTACAATGTTATATAAACTATCACTATAATGAATGTCATGTTCAAAACACTCTGTTGAAATAATAAAATCATATTCCTCATTAATCCCCTTATATTCGTGGATTGTGGATACTGTGTCAACATTTTTTCCTTCCCCAACATCAATTCCCATATATTCACAGTTATCAAATAAATATCTGTTATTACCATTAATGTCTAAGGACCCACAATCTAAAACTTTTTTATTTTTAAAAAAATCAGGGAATTGATTTTTTATTTTTATACAATATTCTTTTTGTTCTTTATGTGCCATTTCTATTTAATTAAAGTTAAAATATAGTGTTTTTGTTACTCATAACTTACTATATAATTTATTTTGTTTTTCTTGCCTATCTATTGTTTTTGGATGATATAAAGCCCACTCTTCAAGATATGGTAAATCCGCTTTAGTGGTATACCCACCTAGTACTTCATGGACTTTATTTTTCCATCTAATTTTAGGATCATTTTTATAAATTCTCCACTGTGGGTCAGGCCAATTTACTTTTCCATCATCACTTACTATCCATCCCCACTTATCAATGTGTTCTTTGGTTAGTCCCTCTACGGTATTAACTCTAGATACTCTTAACACTTCAACATCATTTAATTCTAATACTTCTGGGAGATGGTTAATTAGGATTTTGTTAGGTACTTCATCGGCATCAATTTGGAAAATATAATCCCCACTGCACTCTTCAGTTAGGTTATTTTTAAAATCCGCAAAATGTCCATTTAATGGAAATTCTACCACTTTAACACGATCTGCACATTTATTTAATACTCTTAAAACTTCGATAGTAGTGTTCTCTTTATCACACTGAACTACTATCTCATCCCCTTCTCTAACATTCTTAATCAGAAAGTCTAATAATCTTTTTAATTCTTTGTCTTCATTGCATACTGTAATTGCGTAACTTATTTCCATATGATTTTAATATACGAATTATATTTTAGGGTACCAAATTACTCTGGTAGGACTCCTATGTAACTTAATGCATCGATGAAATCTCTTTCTTCAAACATCTCCATAGTAGTCATATCCATTCTATGTTTATAGAATTCATCCTTTTTATCTGGGATTGGGTATTTGGTTTTTTCTTCATCTTTAACTTCTACTGCTCTTACAGCTGCCCATTTCCAGTTTTCAGAATTTCCTCCATTTGCAAAAATCATACCTTGCTCAGGGAGGTTAATTGTTTGAGGAAGCCACCCTTGACCATTTTCATCTTCAAATAAAAGGTCTTTATATAATTCAGGGAGGGATTCTAATTGTTCACTTAAGAATTCTTCTCCCTGTTTCATTAAGGAATTACTTTGAAAACCACACCCAAAACAAGAATAATTGGTAATTTTATCATTCACTTCAGTAGTATAGCATGCATCACTCCCACATCTTGGGCAAATAGTTAAATTGTCTGCGTTCATATTTTAGATAATTTTGGTAGTTTTAATTTAGGTAGTTGAGGTTTATCCCCATCAATTCTATTTAATTTAGGTAATTTTAATTCTACCTGTTTTGGTGCTTCTGTTACATTGCTTTCTAGAATTGAGCCTAATTTTTCTTTCATTTTATCAAAACTAAAATTTTCTTTAGCATATGTAGCTTGACGCCTAGCATTCGGAATATAGTCTTTGTATTTTTTATGAGTATCCTTTAATGTTCTCCCTAATGACATAGTGTCTACATCAAACCATTGAGAATCTTTAATTAACCATTTGTTTTGAGCGCTTGGATGAACATTACCTAAAGTACCTGGTAGTAAAACACTCATATCGGGTTTTAGAAAATCTATATGACCTGACCACCCTGTTGCTATTATTGGTTTTTTGGTTTGGGTAAATTCTAATAATGGCCTTCCAAAACCTTCACCTTTAGTTAAACTAATCATAGTTTTAACTTTATTGTGGTTGTATAATTCATTTATTTCAGCATCTGTAAAATCACCATGGAGTAAATAAATGTTAGGTAATTTACCTTTTACTGTTTTTTTAATGCTATCAATTTTCTTTAGGATTACTTCTCTATCCATATAAGATACAGTACCACTACTTGTTTTTAGTATTAGGGCAGGTTGTTGTGACTTGTTTTTAAAAGTTTCTAAAAATGATTTTACTAATAGTCCCACATTTTTTCTATCATGTCCTAAATCCCCTTGTATCCAATGTCCTACAAACAAATAACAGAATGATTCTCTAATATTAGATAAATCTAATGTTGATTTAACTGGTTTGTAAGTATCTAAATTTAATCCCTCAAATAAGATGTCAGTTTTAGTATTTAATTCTATACTACCTATAGCTTGATTTGTGTTTTTATCATGTTTTTGGTACCTGGAGTTTTTTAGGACATCAATGCTATGGTTTGAAGAACCTAATACTAAATCCATTCTATTACACCCTTCAACCCAATCAGCAGGAGCTATAGTTGATTCAATCCCTGCAGTTATTCCTATGTTGTATCTGCCTTGTTTAACAAACTCATTGGGAATTGTTATCTGCACCCAAATATCAGGTGCTGGATATTGTTGGTTAGGTTGAGGTTGAAATAGGTGATTATTTAGAAATGACCATTCATGATGATCTTCTATAAATCCCCAAGGTGTACTCCCCCATCTTTGTGGGATGATTTTAACATCATATTTATCTAGTTCTATAAATGCTTTGGCGATGTCTCTGGATCTACTTGAATAGCCGCTGTAGCAGTCTATTGGGCAACGTATTACTACTGTTTGTTTACTCATATCTATAACTTTTTAATATATTAATGCGTGGGTTTGTACTTTTTTAATATCATCACTAGTGTTAATTAATTCAAATTTTTCTCTTGGTTCCCAAGTATCAAATAATTCATCAACAGCATCTATAATCTTATTACTCATTTTAACAGATGTAAACCCAGCTTCATCACTTAAAGCCCATTCTCTACCTTTCATTCCTGCTTCTGTTCTTTTTTCATGACCTAGATTATAAACTTCTTTAATTCTAATCCAAGCATCTTCAGCAGTACATCTATCATCCCAAATGTAGGGGGTTTGAGGAGATCCTTGCAATGATCTACTTGTTGGGTAAACCGGAAATGCCCATTCACCATGTTTCTTGTAGGTACCTAAATGGTTAGATGGGAAATCACTATCAAAGTTAATCCATTCACCCTTTTTAACACCTGGACCTTCATCCATATCATATTCAAACCTCATTTGATCTTGCATTCCACCCGTTACATTAGCTATAATTGGGGTTCCTGTTAGCATTGCTTCAGTTAATGTTAATCCCCACCCTTCATTTGAAGTTAATAGGATTTGAACAGCTGCCAAGT